AAAAAACTCTCGATAATACACTTAAAAAAGCGAAAATCGAGAGAAAAATTAGATTTCATAGTTTAAGACATACACACGCCAGTATTTTATTATCACAAGGAGTGCAAGTTGTTTCAGTGAGTAAACGATTAGGTCATGCTAACCCAACTGTTACTATGCAGACGTATGCTCACGTCATAAAAGAATTGGAAGTATCTGACAATGAAAAAATAATAAAGATTTTATCCCACGGAACATCCACGGAACAAAACCTTTGAAAAAGCCTACAAATAAGCATAAAAAATGCCCCCTACAGACTACAATTAACGTTTCGTAGCGTTTCATAACGTTAACTTTTATTATAATATCAACGTTTCCGTTTCTCGTTGATTCTTACGTTTTCAGATTTTACGGAACAAATACGGAACAAATTATCTCTTAAAAAAGTGCAAAAAAATAAAGCCTACCAATTAAGGTAGGCTCATTTTTTATTATTCGAAATGCATTGTACCATTCTCGTCTACATAAACCGCAGCTCGTTCTAACATCTTACCGCTTTTGTCAAAGTAATACCATTTGCCATTCACGTTCCTTACTTCTTGTGATACCATTTTACCACTTGTTGCTTCACAGTAATACCACTTGTCAAAGTATTGGATCCAGCCAGTCTTCATCTTACCGTCATTACCAAAGTAATACCAGTAATCGCCAACTTTCTCCCAGCCTGTCGCCATGTGACAACTGTCTTTAAACCAATAGTATGTGTCGCCTTCTTTGAGCCATTGATTTTTGTAAGCATAACCTTTGTCATTGAAATAGAACCAACTTCCGTTGATTTTTTCCCATTTCGATTTAGCATAGTCACCATTATCATAACGATAATACCAACCTGTGCTATCTTCAACCCAACCTTTAGTAACCGCAACACCTTCGTCTACTTGGTCGTAGTTAGGACGAATATATCCAACCATACCGTCGTATGAACGAGTACGGTAACGAGCTGGTCCGCCCACTTCTAAATAATCCCAGTTTCCGTCTACGTTTTGTTCGATAGTCTTAATTGTGTAACCATCACTATCTTCAATAACGACACCTGTGTGTCCATAGATAGAACCAGGTACTTCCATTACGAAAATGTCACCTTTCTTCGCAATAACTCCTGGAGCTTCATAAATAACAGGGATTCCTTGAGTTTTTGCGGAATCTAATAGGTTGATAGCATTACCCCAAAGTTGTTTGCCAGTAGCACGGTAACATACCGCGTTAGAGGCGTCTACACATTGCCAACCATACATCCTATCAAAGTCAATACCTGAATTGTTGTTTGCAGCGTCTTTCAAAGGCTCTAGAGCATAATCTGCTGTAACCATATATGCACCTCCTTATTATTTAACTGTGATTAAACCTTCAGGTTCAACTGTGAATTCCGGTTTTTCGTCTAACGTTCCATCTTCTTTCACATAGTACCATCCCTTAGCTCCTTTAACAAACACATTCGATTCCATGAATCCATTGTTTGTGTTGAGATAATACCACTTATCATAGTATTTAACCCATCCAGTAGCCATTGAACCATCTTCTTTGAAATAAAACCATTCATTGTTAATTTTCTTCCATCCAGTAACCATTGCGCCACGATAATCCAACCAATACCATTTTTCATAACGTTTAATCCATTGATTAATTAGGCAGTAGCCTTCACTATTAAAGAAGAACCATTCATCTTTTACTAACTGCCATTTATTAGCCGGATAGCTACCATCTTTATTTTGGTACCACCAGCCTTTTGCATCTTTTTTCCATCCTTCTTGGATTTCTTGCAAACCTTGTTCAATGTCGTGCTTGAATTGCTCACGACTGATGCCCCACTTAGCAAGATAAGGATAAGGGTCTACATGATCGCTATAATTAGCCGGTTGATTATAGGTGCAGTATTCATGCGTTTTAATTCCGCTTAAATCATCGCTATCTAATGTTTTAGGAATTCCTGCTTCATCAGCAAGACTTCTTAACAATTCGATATATAATCTATAATCTGCTAAAAATTCTTCTTTGGTACTGTGGCTTTCAATTAATTCTACTTGCGCATAACCTTCAAAGTTCCAACCGCCACCAACATCCCAAGCACCGATATTTGTTGGAGCAACTTGCATTACTCTGCCATTCCCTACTAAGTGAGAGAAAAAGCCTAATTCCGGATTTTTGCGATAATGATAATCCGCTTCATTTTGAACTGTTGAATTAGGATTTCCAGTAGAGTGTGCGTGGATTTGATGGTAAGGAGGCCATCCAACTTGCGGAACATCGGTTCTTAATCTACTTGTATCAATTTCCATTTATATTTTTCTCCTTATTAATTTGTTGGCCAAGGGTCGTCTGTGAAATAACTTATGTTAGAAACCCTTATGTCGCCAATATCTTTATCTGCTGGTATTGGGTCTAAGAATTGGAAACGTAAATGGTTTGCGTCACCGTAGCCACCAAGATACCATGTCCCGTAAGGCACTCCATCGTCGTTATATATAGGTCCAATTAATGAAGTTGCTGTTCGATATCCGTAAGGCATTTGTCCATTTGTTAAAATGAAAACCTTCTTCTCACGGTTTCCCGGATGTGCCACGAATCCAAGCCCACCACGGCGAACAATACCGAACCAACCCCATTGCAACCCACCAAATTGTAATTGCACGATATCATTAATTCTTCGTGCTTTTACGTATGAATTACCGAGTTTTGAAGCCGCGTTTAGGGTTTTCCAACCTGTATCACCGTCTAACACAAACCAACCTGTGTTACCCGAAGGAGTTCGTTTAATCCATTTCAATGCACCATTCGTTTTAGCAGTGTCAACATAGGTTTGACCTAGTTTGCCTTCGACTTTACCATTAGGCATACCAGTACCAGTAAGTTCACTAGAAGAAGTTGTTGGAGTAGGTGCATTTTGACTGGAAGCAGGTAGATTTACTGTTCCGCCACCATGAGATAGCGTTAGTGTGTTACCGCTAATCGATAGTGTTTGTGGAATACCTACTCCGTCGCGCCCGTTTTCACCTTTAGGACCAGTCAATCCGATTGGACCTTGAGGACCAGTAGGACCGACTTGCCCTTGTTCTCCACGCTCTCCTTTTGGACCTGCTTGTCCGTCTTGTCCTCGTTCTCCTTGAACACCTTGAGGACCGATTGGACCTTGAAGTCCGTCTGCCCCTCGTTCTCCTTGTGGTCCTGGTGGTCCAGGCTCTCCTCGTTCGCCACGCTCGCCT